TACCGTATATAAAACCGCTGGGTCCCTTTAATCTATAAACCTTTACCAACGCGAGCTCAATATAAAACGCAAAGTCATTCCGTGGCCCTCAAAAAAATTTCCGTGGGCCACAAAGACGCCACAACCTTTATAATTACTCCGTAAGCCGCAAAGGTACTATGAGCGACTTAATTTTTCACGTCTACGAAAAAGATAACAAGGTCAAAGCGCACAATCTGACAGTGGACCAACTGGAGGACCTCATTATCTCCAAGAAGATAAACATTGGAGAAGATGAGATACAACCGTTAGAACTGTCAAAAAACACTGATGGCTCCTATTGACAGGAAGCCTATATACAGGGTATGATTTCATTAAACCACTGAGAAATTTTCATGGCAAAAGGATTTAGAGTGCAGGCAGCAACTCCAACTGCGCCTGTAGATGACTTTGATATTGAAGCATGTAGAGAAGATATCAAAGGTAAAAAAATTGTATTCTGTCTTCCAGGACGCGGTTGTTCATATACGTTTCTGAAGAACTTTGTTCAACTGTGTTTTGATTTAGTTCAATCTGGTGCATCCATTCAGATTAGTCAAGACTATTCTTCAATGGTGAACTTTGCACGTTGTAAGGTTCTTGGAGCTAACGTACTGCGTGGAAAACACCAAATCCCTTGGGATGGGAAACTGGAGTACGACTATCAGTTGTGGATTGATAATGACATTGTTTTCAACAGTGAAAGTTTCTGGCGTCTCTATCAGTTGGCGATGGAGAAGGAAATTGCATGTGGTTGGTATGCCACTGAAGATGGTCACACAACTTCCGTAGCTCACTGGTTGGAAGAGGAAGAATTCAAAGCCAATAAAGGTGTAATGAACCATGAAACTGTGGAGACGATGAGTAAGCGTCGTAAGCCCTTCACCGTTGATTACACTGGTTTTGGATGGGTTCTAATTAAGAAAGGTGTCTTTGAGAACCTTGAGTATCCTTGGTTTGCACCTCAAATGCAAGTCTTTGAATCTGGTGATGTACAGGACATGTGTGGTGAGGATGTCAGTTTCTGTCTCGATGCAAAGAAAGAAGGCTTTGAGATCTGGTGTGACCCTCGTATTCGTGTAGGCCATGAAAAAACCAGAATCATCTGAGTTTTATAGAATTTGTGTTGAAGGGCGCGTAGTCTTCTCGGGTGATGAAGATGAAGCCCTTGACATGATCCAGGACCTATCAGTACAATATTATGAAACGGGTTCACCTGATCCGTCCACCATTACCTTAGAAAGAATTCCTGAGTATGGCTAAACTGAAAGCATCCCTTACGGGAAAAAAGATTATTGAATCAAAACCCAAAAATACTCGCCAAGGTTGCGGTCAAAATACTAAATATGCCGCAACTTCAAGAAACAAAGCACGTAAACGTTACAGAGGTCAAGGCAAATGAGTTATAACATCGAACTTCGTACTCCTGAAGGCACCACAACCATCACTTGTGATGAAGATACTTACATTCTTGATGCAGCCGACGAACAAGGCGTCGATCTTCCGTATTCTTGTCGGGCTGGTGCATGTTCTACTTGCGCCGGTAAGATTCTTGAAGGAACTGTGGACAACGAGGATCAAACCTTCCTTGATGATGAACAAATGGAAGCCGGTTACGCACTCCTTTGCGTGGCTCGTCCAACTAGTGATCTTGTCATTCAAACGGATGTTGAAGAAGAACTCTGATGGCTCCTCGTTGGATCCATAAGAATGGAAAGTCTAAAATTGATAAACGGACATTACCCAAAAAGAATAAACCTAAAAAGAAAAAGTAATGGCTTATCTAAACCATAGTCTTCCTGATTGGTCTTGTTACATTCGTAATGAGTTCCTTTACAATCACAAAAAAGGCCATGGTGAAGTAACCAAGTGTGATGTTCATTGCGTTGCTAGTATTGAGAAAAGAGTTCCTCTTTTTGAGGCATTCTTGGAAAATGGCGTGAATTGGACTCGTCGTCCTCTTCACGCTTTTTGTTGGAAACCCGATGCAGAGATTGAACCTCTTGGGGATATTATGTATTGGGATTGTTTCTCACCATACATTGATGTTCAAAGACGTAATAGACTTGCAGGATTACAAGCTCAACTAATCAAACCAGACGGAAAAAAAGTCATTGGTGAATACATGTTCACTCTTGATTGGTCTTGGGAGAATAAGGGTGTTCCAGATCTTAATTTTTCAGAGACACCAGAACACAAATGCGCTCATTTATTCAAGGTTGAGACTGGAAATTATTATGCATATCCAAATAATCGTATCATTTGGTATGATAACGCATGGACTTTTAATAGAATTACCGAAAATCCAGGTTATGAAATTGATTTAACGGTCTATTCAGTCGAAAATAAAAGAAAAATTGAGACATCAGACCATTACATGTATGAAATAACTGACATAGATACTAAAGAAAGGGATAGCAACCCCTAAAAAAGTTCTGACTGATCCTCAGAAAGACAAAAATGGCTATCAATCCAGTCGATTTAGGTAAAGATTTTATTAAAGAAGGGATGAGACTGATCACTCATCGGTCATCTGACATACTTTTGAAGAAAGTACATGACCAAAAGTATCAAATTCCCGAAGATAGGATGTCAAGACCGTGTGGAGGTGCTGGCGGTTTTGATGATTTTGTAGAGCGTTGGCATGAGTAGTATAAATATAGCAGAAAAATTGTATCGTTAGATGCCTGTCGTTCGCACGTCACGTCGATTTAAGGATATTTCGTTGTCTTTTAGAAGGCATCCTGTAACTAATGATGTAGTTGCGATCACAAACGAGGATGCAATTAAGAGATCTATCCGTAATCTTGTCGAAACTACTAATAATGAAAGACCATTTAACTCGTTAATTGGTTCTGAAGTTCGAAGTAGTTTTTTCGAACCTGCTGATCGTGACATTTTGACAAGATTGGAGGTAGAAATTGAAACTTCTATCAAAAACTTTGAGCCAAGAGTGGACTTAAGGTCGGTTTTGGCATCGCATCCACCCGATACTAATGAAATTACGGTAGAAATTACCTACAATATTATTGGATTACCGTTACCGACACAAGAAGTAACATTTATTCTTCAACCAACTAGAGAATAATGGCGTTCACTCAATATACAAACTTAGACTTTGAACAAATCAAAGTTTCTTTGCGTGAATATTTGAGGTCAAACTCAAATTTTACAGATTTTGACTTTGAAGGATCTAACCTTTCCATTCTTATTGATACTTTGGCTTATAATTCGTACATTACGAACTATAATGCTAATATGGTTGCGAACGAAGCTTTCATTGATAGTGCTACTTTGCGTGAAAACGTAGTTGCATTAGCTAGAAATATTGGTTATGTACCTGCATCAAGAAGAGCTTCAACCGCGAATATAACTTTTTTTGTTAATTTGGGATCTGGAACCACTAAATCTAGTGTAACCCTCAAAGCAGGTCTTGTGGCTGTTGGAGACTTTGCAAATACGAACTATACCTTTACAATTTCCGAAGACGTAACTGCTGCAGTTGTTGATGGAATTGCATCTTTTACATTAGATATTAAACAAGGAACATATCTAACCAAAGAATTCACTGTAAACACTGCTCAATCAAACCAAAGGTTCATTCTTCCAAATCCATTTATTGATACATCTACAATTAGAGTAAAGGTTAAGGATACTGCAAGTTCTTCCACTGTAAAAACTTACGGTTTAATCGACAATATTGTTGGGATTACAACCACCTCTGAAAAATATCTAATCCAAGAGGTTCAAGATGAAAAATATGAGTTAATTTTTGGTGATGGAGTATTTGGTAAGAAATTATCAAGTGGTAATGTTGTAAGTGCATCATACATTGTCTGTGATGGTCCTAATGGTAATGGTGTTGCCAACTTTGCATTTGCTGGAAAGTTGGTCAATAATGATGGTGGACTGATCACCACTGGAATTTCTGATATTACCACAAATCAACCATCCAGAAATGGATCTGAAATTGAAAGTATTAGTACAATCAAGAATTTAGCACCTAGAGTTTATGCATCTCAGTATAGAGCTGTGACTGCAAGTGATTATGAGGCTATCATTCCAACAATTTATTCAAATGCAGATACTGTAACTGCATATGGTGGTGAAGATGCAAGTCCACCTCAGTTTGGAAAAGTTTTTCTCTCTATTAAGCCAAAAAATGGTCAATTTATTTCAGATTTTGACAAGAGAAATCTTTTACAGAAATTAAAAAATTACTCTGTTGCTGGAATCAGACCAGAAATCATTGATCTCAAGTACTTGTTTGTTGAATTAAACAGCACTGTTTACTATAACTCAAATGCAACCACTAGTGTCTCTGATTTACAAACAAAAGTAATCAATTCTTTGACCACTTACTCAAATTCTTCAGACCTTAATAAGTTTGGTGGTAGATTTAAGTATAGTAAAGCTCAAAAAGTTATTGATGAGACTGATATTGCAATCACTTCAAACATTACCAAGGTTTTGATGCGTAGAGACCTTGAAGCGAATACTGCAAATTTTGCACAATATGAATTGTGTTATGGAAACAAGTTCCATGCTCGCAGAGAAGGTTTCACAATCAAATCTAGTGGATTTGTTGTAGATGGAATTAGAGGAACTCTTTATTTTGGTGATGCTTGGGAAAGTCCTACAAGAGGTCGTCTTTTTATCTTCCGTTTGTCTAGTGTTGGTGAACCAGAAGTCGTTGTTAACAACGCTGGAACTGTCAAATATGACGTTGGTGAAATCCTTATAGATACAATAAGGATTTTGTCAACAGTTAAGGCGAACAATGTGATTGAAATTCAGGCAATTCCTGAATCCAACGATGTCATTGGTTTGAAAGACCTTTACGTTCAACTTTCTGTTGGAAATAGTACTATTACCACAGTTGAAGATATTATTTCTACTGGTGCAGATACTGCAGGTACTAGGTTCATTTCCACTTCTAGCTTCTCCAACGGAAATTATATCAGACAGTAATGATCGACACCGCTTCCAAGAAAGTCCAGATCAATCAGATCGTTAGAAGTCAATTACCTTCTTTTGTTCAAGAAGAAAGTCCACTTTTCATTGATTTTCTAAAACAGTACTACCTTTCGCAAGAATTCCAAGGTGGTCCAATCGATATCATTACAAATTTTAATGATTATCAAAAAGTTGAAACTTTTAGTGGAAATGATAACTTAATTGGGTTTACTACTTGCACGTCTGAAGTCACATCTTACGATGCGACGATTAACGTAACGTCCACAAATGGATGGCCGGATAAGTATGGTCTTTTAAAGATTGACAATGAGATTATTACATATACGGGAATAACTACAAATTCATTTACTGGTTGTATCCGTGGATTTATCGGTGTTGATAATCTCCATAAATCAACACAACCAGAAAGTTTAGTATTTACCGAATCTGAGTCTTCTAGTCACATTGTTTCTTCAAGAGTTGACAATTTAAGTAATCTTTTCCTTCAAGAGTTTTGGAAAAAGACAAAAACTCAATTTTTGCCTGGATTTGAAGATCGTACCCTTGATAATGCAGTAGACAAGGCCAATTTCTTACGTCAGGCTAAAGATTTTTATGCTTCGAAAGGAACTGATGAAGCAGTAAAAATTCTTTTCAACGTTCTCTTTAATAAGAGATCTGAAGTTATCAAACCTATTGAATTTTTGTTAGCTCCATCGGATGCTGATTATGTTGTTACTGAAGATTTAGTTGCTGAGTTAATCAGTGGAAATCCATCTAATGTGATTGGACAAACACTGTATCAAACTGACAATAGTGGTGTATCTGCATCTATTTTTAATGTTCAAAGAACAGAAAGAAATAATAGAGAGTACTATACGCTCAGTTTAAGTAAGGGATCCGAAAAAGGTAGTTTTAGTGTAACCGAATCATCAGTTCTTGTTGAAAATGTTGCAATTGGTGCAACAGTTGTAACTGTAGATTCTACTGTTGGATTTGCCAATAGTGGTTCGATCTATATTGGAGCCGGACAAACTGTTGGAATTGCAACTTATGACAGTAGATCTTCAACTCAATTTTTTGGACTAACTGGTATTAGCTCTGCATATACAAATGGTGAATTTGTAAGAGGAAATAAGACTATCTTTGCATATGAAAATGGAGATATTACAAAACCAGTTTACTTTAGACTTACATCGGTAGTTTCTGATGCAGATCTTTCAGTAACTGGATTTTTACGTTCTGGTGACAGAATTGGAGTAAAACAACTTGGTAGTGTGTCTGAGGCTTCAAATTATAGACTGAATACTTGGATACACAACATTAAAACCAAAACAAAAGTTGCAAAACAAATTGATAATAATACATCGTTAATTGATGCAAATAATAACGTAACTACGGCAAGTCCACACCTTCTATATCTTGAAGATTCGGTAACTTTGATTGATGAAAGTTCTGCAATTGCCTCTAATGTTGAAGGAACAGTATCTCAAATCATCAGTGATACCAAATTTAAAATTTCTATTTCTTCTGGCACAGTAGATACTTCTAAAACTTATAGTGTTAGAAAGAATTTAAGTTTTGTTTCCAATGGTTTTCCAAATACAGAAAATCTTGGAAATTTTGTATCCAACGTACAAAACACCTATATCAATACTTCCCAGGACAAGTATTATGTAACAACAGGTTCTTTACCTAGTTATTCTGTTTACGCAACCAATAGAAGAAAAACATTTACTTCCGATGATGTATCTGGAACCACTATTACAATCAATAATCATGGCTTCCAGAGTGGAGATATAATTAAATATTCTCCTGTAAGTATTGGGACAAGTGTTATTGTTGGTCTCACAACCAATACTACTTATACCGTAACCAAAATTGATACAAATATAATTTCTCTTTCACTGAGTAGGTTTGATGCTTCTCAGAAAAGATTTATTTCACTGACTGGTGCAGGCACAACTCATGAGATCGTACCTGCAAACTTAGTCGGTAAGAATATTCAATACCAAAACTATTTGAGAGAATTCCCAGTAGTTCCAGAAGTAAAGGAATTTGAACCAGAGTTCAAAAATGAGAACGTTGGATTGTTTAGAAATGGTGTCGAGATTTATTCGAATAAGTCTGGAGATGCCATTTTCTATGGAACTATCACAGACATCGATGTTGAAAATGGTGGTTCTGGATATGATGTAATCACACCACCAAATATCAACATCTATGACAGTGTTGGATCTGGTGCAACTGCTTATGCAATTGTAGAGAATGGATTCTTTGAAAGAATTGATATTACATATGGTGGATATGATATTAAAGAAGTTCCATCTATTAGAATTACTGGTGGTAATGGATCTGGTGCAACTGCACAGGCTAGACTGAGAAGAATAAACAATACAAAATTGTTTAATGCTGATATTGATGTCAATACAACTGATGACCAGATTGTATTTACTTCAAACCATTTATTCTTTAACGGTGAGACTGTAGTTTATAATAAGGCTGACAACTATGCATCTGTTGGTGGTCTTATAGATGGATCTGTTTACTACCTACACAAGGTAAGTAATACGATTGTTCAATTGATGAACACATATGATGATGCAGTTGCTGGAATTAATCCAATTGACTTAACTTCAAAATCAATTGGATCAAACAGTCTTGTATCTGTAAACGAAAGAAATGTACTCGATAGTGTTGTAATTGATAATCCTGGATCTGGATATTCGAATAGAAAAGTATTAATTAATTCTTCAATATATCCTTCATCCACATTTGGCGAAGAAATTAGAAGTGGTATTAACACCTCCGATGACTATATTTTCTTTAGAAACCATGGATTTAACTCTGGCGATTTGATTGAATATTCAACAACGGGTACTGCAATTAGTGGACTTTCTACAAGTTTAACTTATTATGTTATCAATATTGATAAAGATACTTTTAGAGTTGCAAATGCTGGAGTAGGTACAACTGCAACACAACTGAATTATCTTAAAAATCAATATGTAGATCTCCAATCAGTTGGAGCTGGGACACATACATTTAAGTATCCAGATATTCACGTAAGTATTGATGTAAATTCTGGTGTTGCTGATACATCAATTTCTACTCCAACACTTAGACCTTTTTGTAGTGGTTCTATTTCAGATGTTCAACTCACAAGTGTTGGATCTGGATACGGTGTAACCGATACATTTAATGTACACAGAAGACCAAATGTGACCATTTCAAATGGGAGTGGTGCATTGATTAGTGTAATTATTTTAGATGGAAAAATTATAACAACAAAAATTGTTGATGGTGGTGGGGGATATGTAACGCCACCAACATTGACAGTGAATGGAGATGGTAAATATGCAAAACTTGTTGCAAACCTCACAGACGGTGTAATAACTGGTGTCACTATTGTTGATGGTGGCAAAGATTATCTGCAAAAAAATACAACTGTTACTATATCTCCAGTTGGAAGTGGATCCAAGTTAACAGCAAATGTTTACAAATGGAATGTTGACTTTGTTCAAAGATATAAGAAAACAATAAATGAAAATGATGATGGCGTAATTCTGCCTAGCCAAAACAGTGATTATGGAAATAGATTTGTCAATGCATATCTCTCTAGTAAATTAAGACTTATCCTTAATGATAACGTGGAGGGTGATTTTTCCGAAAAGTCCTCAGTTTCTCACTCACCTATTGTTGGATGGGCTTATGATGGAAGTCCTATCTATGGACCTTATGGATATGCAACACAAACTGGTGGCACTGTCCGCAGATTAAGTCCTGGATATACATTGCAGTCTAAGTCAAATAGACCACCAACTTCAGTATATCCAGAGGGTTTCTTTACAAATGATTGGGAATTTACCAACACTGGTGATCTTGATGAATACAATGGTAGATATTGTAAGACGCCAGAATTTCCAGATGGTGTTTATGCATACTTCTGTACGATTACCGCATCTAATGGGTCAGAGTTGCCTTTCTCTCAAAGAAGAGAACCTTTGTTCCCATATGTTGTTAATGGGTTCAAATACAAAAAGAATGCATTTAACGAACAACCAAGTTCAATTCAAACGCATCCAATTATTAACAGTGGTGATCTGGTAAGAAACACATATCCATACAAATTTGGATTTGCAAATTCTGAGTATGATTATCTTGTAACTAATAATGTAGTTGACACGGAACTCACAGTAAAAGCCGTTAAAAAAGTCGGCATTTCTACAGTAACTGTTGTTCAGGGTGGTGAAGGATATAAGGTAGGTGACAGAGTTTTGTTTAACAATACTAACTCTGGTGGAAACTCAGCGGCTGCCAAAGTTAAAACACTATCTGGTGTTGGTATTGGAACCATTGCAGTTGGTGTGACAACTGTTTCCAATATTTCTTTCGTAATTGACAATCAGGTGGTAACTGGTATTGCCACCACATCCCATGGTCTCAGTAATGGTGACATTGTAACCGTAACAGGTATTGGAACTGGCGAACTCAAGTTTATCGAAGGTGTTAGAACTATTGCAGTTTCTTCTGTAACATCCAGACTTGATGTTGGTATTGGTACAAGTGGATCAACGGGTATTACGACTACCTTACAACTTGAAACATCCGCAAGTGGTACATTAATTAATGTCAATGATACCCTACTCATTGGATCTACACCAGAAAAGCTAACAGTTCTTTCTATCGATAAGACTAATAACAAGTATAGAGTTCGTCGTCAGGCTGGACTGGTAACATCTCACGATGCCGGACAACTTGTTACAGTTGATCAAAGTAGGTTTACGTTTATCACTGGTATTAATACTGATTTGAGTATTGATCCAAATAGAACAATTGTTTTTAATCCACAAAATTCTATTGGTATTGGAACGACTGTGGTTGTCCTTACTGTTGCTGGTGTTGGAACAACCACTGCAATCAGAACTAAGGCTTATGATGGAACTGTTCTGTCTAATCATGATCTGCCACCTATTGGTTCAACAGCAGACAACACAATCACTCTGGTTAACCATGGATTTGTAAATGGTGAAGAATTGACATATAGTAAAGGATTTGCTGGAATTGCTCTCACTGTTTCAAATAATTTAAATTTGAGTAATCCATTCAGTCTTGTTGAAGGTCAAACTGTATATGCTGTAAACAAAGGAAAAGACCTCCTTGGTATCACTACAACACAGACTGGTATTGGTACAACTGCAACTTCCTTGTATTTCATCCCAGTTTTATCGAATATGGGAGTTGAACATTCATTTACAACTAAGAACAAGGCATATATCGGTTATGTTAAGAGATTTAATGTAACTGTAACCACTGATATTGATCACAATTTGAAGACTGATGATAGTGTAACGATTTCTGTTAGACCCAATTCTACTCTCTCAAAGTCAATTGAATATGATACAACTTCCAGAAGAACTATTGTTGATCCAGTATATATTGGTGCAACTTCAATTGGAGTTGGAACTACTTCTTCTATCTTTACTTCAAATGGCCATGGATTTGAAGATGGTGACAAAATTCTCTATATCTCTTCCAATCCAGCTTCACCTTTGATTAATAGAGGTGAATACTATATCAAGAAGATTGATGATGATAGGTTCAGATTATCAAATACCTATATTGATGCAATTAAATTTAATGATAATTATGTCGGTATCACTACATATGGATCTGGAGTACACAAACTTGCAAAAATCAATCCAGCTTTGACTGCATATCGCGGACAAACTATTGGATTTGCTGTTTCTGATGTCAGCCTTTCTGATCTAAAACTTGAATTTTTTAGAGACGAAGACTACATCAACAGATTTGAAGGTATTGGTATCGGTACTGAACTTGTTAGAAGTGGAGCTCCTGGATCTTCTGGTGCTTTAGTCAATTTGCAGTTGACTGATAGTGTTCCTTCTACACTTTATTACAAACTCACTCCATTTAATCTTGATACTATTTCTGTTGATAAAAGAGCTGCTAATCCAGATGATGATGTAGTTAGAGGATCTAGACTGGATATTGTTGAAAGTCTTTATGGTGGTACTTTTGGTATTACAACAACATCTGCAACCACATTTAAGTATCAATCTAGAAATGAACCAGAATCCACATCATATACGTCATCTGGAGTAACAACTTTTAGATATGTAACGACTTCGGCAAACGCATTGGGTGCAATCAATGAAGTTGAAGTTACTTTTGGTGGTGTTGACTATGAAAGAACACCTGGAATTTCTACAGTATCAACTAATAGAGGAATTAACGCTCTGTTGCGTGTAGAAGATGACAAAATTGGAAGACCATCATTTACTGAGGTCACAAAAATTGGATTTGATTATCCATCCGATAGATCTGTAAAACCAACCGTTGATATTCCTAGTTTTGTAACACTTTCTAATAATTATAAAGTTGATTCAATTGGTGTTGTAACCACTGGCAAGAATTACCTAACACCCCCAGATCTTATTGTTGTTGGAAGACCAGATGTTTCTATATTTGCAAACATCGAGGGGACATCTGTTACTTCTGCAAATCTGTTTGGTACAATTCGTGGATTTGATAATAGTCAAAATTCTTGTAGAGTTTTTGCAGTTAACAATACTAATGGTGTTGGTATTGTTTCTGCAAGTTCCAATGGAAACACAAACTTCCTTACAATTAAACAACCACTAAACGGATACAAGGCTGACGGATCTGATTTTCCATTTGCTGTTGGTGATAGAATTTTTGTTGAGAATGTCGGTCTGACAACTGCTCTGTTATCTACGGGTGGATATAATTCCTCAGATTATAACTATACATTCTTTACGGTTGCATCCAGAACTCCATCTTCTGCGCAGATTACATACTCCATTGCTGGTATTGGAACAACTGGTGGACAATATGATTCTGCAAATAGTTCTGGCAGAGTTATTAAACAGGATGATCTCCCAACCTTTAGTATTAATTACAAACCAGACGAATTTTTACCAGGAGAAAGAGTAACTTATTCTTCTAGTGGTTTTGCGTTTGTTGCCAACGATGGATATGACCCAGTAACTAACACGGTTAGACTGGTATCACAAAGTCCTGAGGTTGGTGTTGGACAAGTTCTTAAGGGATCTGATTCTGGTGCTCAGGGAACTGTTTCTACGATAAATTCATCATCTAAGTTCTTTAATACAAATTACAAGTCCGAAAGACCAAAGGGTTGGCAAAAAGACACTGGTAAACTGAATGATGATTTCCAAAAGATTGAGGATAATGATTATTATCAGAACTTCTCATACTCAATCAAGAGTGAAGTTCAAGAGACTGAGTGGAATAGTGCAGTAGATGCAATTATTCACCCATCTGGTTATAAGAAGTTCTCTGATTTGGTAGTCACTTCTGTTTCTACCGCTGGTTTTGCTAGAAGCACTAATCTAAAAGTTCAAGCTGGTGCAGCTGATACTTCATTGTTTATTAATATCGATAATGTTAAATCTTTCTACACTAGAGATGATTTTGATCTTGCCAGTGAAGAAACTCTTGCAAATGGACTGTCCAAGTTTATTACTTTTGAAAATAGAAAAATTACATCATACATTAACATCGTTTCAAACAAAGTTGATGATATTGATGATATTGCTGGTCAGTTCACTGGTATTGGAACTACAACATCCGCAAATCTTGTTGGATTAACATCATTTAGGATTTCAATTGAAAATGGCACTCAAATTCCCTTCACCAAAATATTTGATGGATCAAGTTCCAGTGTTATTTCAGTTGGTTCTTCTATTATAAGAATTAATAATCATAATTTCCAAACTGGTGAAAAAATTAAATATGATCCAGATCAAGCTGGGACTTATGGTGCAAATAGAGTTGGAATTGAAACAACTAATAATGTAATTGGTGGTGTTTCTACAGACTTCTTACCAAATGAACTGTTTGTTCGTAAAATAGACAACAATAGGTTCTCTCTTTCGGGTCTTTCAACCACAGTTACAACTGATCCACTTATATTCCGTGCTGTGGGAAGTGGAACCTCACACTCATTTGATGTCTTTAACCCAGACGAGAGAGTTATTATTACTATCGATGACATCATTCAGTCACCACTGTACAAGAAAAACGTAGCTGTTGCACTCACCGAAGCCGTTGGTGTTGGATCTACAACAATTAAAGTTGTCGGTGTCACATCAATTTCTGTTAATAATCTTCTTCAGATTGATAGTGAAATTCTGAGAGTTACTGTTGTTGGATTTGGATCAACAAATGTTCTTGCAGTGGAACGTAATCTTCTTGGAACTGTTGCGGCCGCACACACTGTAGGTGCTGCAGTAACTATGAAGGGTGGTGATTTCCACATTGTCAAGGACGTTATCTTCTTCACTGATCCTCCATACGGTAGAACTGGTTTTAGTACATTTAATCCAGGTATTTCTACATCTTCCAGCTTTGCTGGACGTATCTTCAATAGACAAGATCCAACTACGAACTTTGTCTTTGATGATATTTCTGATAAGTTTACTGGAGTTGGTAAGACATTTACTCTTCTTGAGGATGGTCAAAACACAACTGGTATTGTTACCACAAAATCAGGTAGTGGTGGAAGCGGAGAAGTCATTAACAATGGTATAATTTTGATTAATAATATTTTCCAGAGACCAATCATTGATTACAATATGGATGAGGCTCAATCTCCTGGAATTGGAGCTTCAATTTTCTTCACTGGAACGGATAGAGAAAGTTTGCCCAAAGGTGGTATTGTAAATAACGTAACTGTTGGATTTGGATCTGGATATCAGAACTTAACTCCTGCCGCGGCAACTGCAGTTATAAATGGTGCTGGTGCAATTGAATCAATCACCGTAACTGGTGGTGGTTCTGGATACAGATCTTCAGATTCTGTTGATATTCAAGTTCTAAATCCACTTGGAATTGGATCTACTGCGGTTCTTTCTGCAACTGTTGGATCCGCTGGCACGATTACTGGCATCACAACTATCAGTGGTGGTTCTGGATATGCATCAACTAATCCACCAATAATCATTGTAGGTATCCCTACTGCATACAGCAACGTAACCTTCACTGGCGGTCAAGGCAGTGGTCTTAAGGCTACAATTGTGGTAGGCACTGGTGGAAGTGTAATTGACTTTAATATTACTGAAAGAGGTATTGGATATGCAAATGGTGATGTTCTTACTGTCGCGGGTATTCCAACAGATGCAAGTGCTGGAGCCGCATTTAGCACCTTTAACTTCACCGTAGATTCAATCTACACTGATGAATTTGCTGGATTTAGTTTTGGACAATTATTACCATTGTATGATTTCTCTAGTGAATTTGATAACATTAGAAGGGTGTTTACAATTAGAACAACGCTTGGAAATATCATTAACATTAGTGCGGATGATACTTCCATAAAACCCGCAAACAACCTTCTCATTTTCTTAAATGATGTCTTGCAAAGACCTGGTGAAAATTATATCTTTGCTGGAGGTACACAGATTGAGTTTACTGAAGCTCCAAGAGCAGGTAGTAAATTCCAAATGATTTTCTATAGAGGATCTAATGTAGATGTTGATGGCAATCCAAATGTCCTTCAAACAGTAAAAATCGGTGATAAACTTGCTCTTCAAAGAGAACAAAATTATGTACAACAATCTCCTCAACGATCGGTTTTGGATATTACAGGTGTAAATAAAGTTGAAACAAACATTTATGGTGGTCCTGGTATTAACACCAGCCCTGACTTTACTAGAAGTGTTTCTTGGGAAAAACAAACAGCTGACAGAATCATAGATGGTATAGATGTTTCTAAATCAAGAGACACTTTGATTGCAAAAATTCAACCAACAACTACAATCATTCAAAACGTTGGTATTACATCAAATGAAATTTTTGTACAAAATGCATTCCCCATCTTTAGTGCGTATGACAACCGTTCAGACAGAAATACTGTTCCTGGAGTTGGTATCAAAATTCAAACAGTAGAAGATGTTGATGGAGCTCAAGCATCTGCAACTGTATCTGCTGGTGGAAAAGTTTCCTCTGTAACTATTACAGATGGTGGTTTTGGATATGTGAACGTTCCAACCGTTTCCTTTGCAACAACTTATTATCAAATCAAAGAAATTGGTAAAACGTGGACACAATCACTATCCAATACTGATGTTGAATATCAAGGAATTGCTTATACTTCTGGAACCTTTATTGCAGTTGGAAGCAGCTCTGGTATTAATACATCAACTGATGGAACAACTTGGTATGATGCAAGTCCAAGTGGATTTGGAACTTTCTTTGATGTTGTTGGAATGTCCACAAATATCATTGCGGTTGGTCTTGGTGGAACTATCGCAGTCGCTACTGGTAATTTCTCATTCGGTGAGGCAATTATCTATAGCAGAACACTAAATGGATTCCTTTATGACTATACAGATACAACTATCACATCAGATCTAAATGCTGTTGTTGCTGGATCTTCTAAAGGTGTTGTTGTTGGAGCGGGTGGAACAATCCTGTTCACCGAAAGTGGTCCTGGTGGACTTGGAACAGCCTTTACGATTACTCCAAAATATTCATCTCAAAACCTTCGTGGTGTTGGATACAATAATAATATCTTTATTGCCGTTGGTGACAGTGGAGAAATTCTTAGATCCAATAATGCCGAAACTTGGGTTGGTGTAACAACCACCGCAATCACAACTAGATTGAATGATGTTGTCTATGGTGACAGTAAGTGGATTGCTGTTGGTGCTGCAGGATCAATCATTAGATCTGTTGACAATGGACTCAACTGGAGTGTTGTTTCTTCTGGTGGAACTTTTAATCTTAACTCTGTTTACTATCAAGACAATGTTTGGGTTGCAGTTGGCCAAAGTGGAGTTGTTCTTAATTCTGTTGACACTGATAATTGGTATCAAAGATTTGTTGGTGTTGGAACTGACTTTAATGGACTCATCTACGCTGACAATAAACTTGTCACTGTTGGACTTTCTTCCAATATTTACTACAGTGAATTCGAAACGGTTTCAGCAGCTGCCACCGCAACAGTTTCCGCTGGTGGAACTGTTTCTGCAATTACTCTAAATGATGGTGGTTTTGGATATGATTCCACCAAACCAGTCATTGTTCTTCTCTCTATTGAAGGAGTAACTCAAGAAACCATTACTAGTGTTGATTGTGAAGGTGATTTTGGTATTGTTGTTGGCGTTGCTACTAGTGCAACTGGTATTAACACAACAAGTCCAAAAGTTATGTTCGAATTGGATGCAGATTCATTCCTTAATCAAGCTGGTTTTGGAAACATTCAAAGATCTAGTATTCAAAATGGTTACTATTTTGTCATTCACGATTCCATTGTTGGTAATGGATTAACCTCAATCACTACAAAAAATTCGGCAATTGGTATTGGAACTACATTCATCGATAATGTCTATCGTGCAGATCAAGTTGATAATAATGGAGTTTCTGGTATTGTTACCGTTCACTGTAATGTAAGATCTCTCGCGGGACTTGGAACTACCAGTATCAGTCCTAGAATTGGTTATTATAGTTGGGGAAGATTTTACAATTTCACGAGAAGTGTTACCGATCCAAAGGCCTTCCAAATCGTGAATAGTAATGGATACACTGGACTCACTACATCACCTTTAATCACAAGAATTGAAGGACTTACTGAGAATTACAGTGACTTTGATCAGACCACCTAAATAAAACAAAAAGTCTGTTAAAATGCCTGCGATTATTTCAGATCAATTTAGAATATTAAATGCTGCGAATTTTGTCGCTGGTGTAGGTAGCACTTCACAATCATATTATACGTTTATTGGACTTCCAAACTCCAATGATGTTGGTTCTGGTTATGGCACTACCGATTGGAATACAAATACACCAGCTCCAAAGGACGGGTTTAGAGAATACAATGACGATTATGATACCATGATCGCATTGAAAAAACTAACAACTGGTGATGTAAAGAGACTGGTTAGAAAGTACTTTTGGACATCTGGTACTGTGTATGAGATGTACAAGAATAACTATAGTAGAAGTAATTTAAGTCCTCAGACTTCATCTACTAATCTTTATGATGCAAAGTACTATGTTGTAAACAGCCAGTACAAAGTTTACATTTGTATCAATAACGGTCAAAGTCCAGAAAGTCCACTAGGGTCTCGTTCCCTTGACGAACCAACGTTTACGGATTTGGAACCAAAAGCCGCAGGCGCAAGTGGTGATGGATACTTGTGGAAATATCTGTACACAATTTCCCCTACAGATATCATCAAATTCGATTCCATTGATTATATTCCAGTTCCAGAAAACTGGGGAACAGGTGATACTGCAGATGTCAAAAACAATGCAGTTGATGGAAAAATTGAAACAGCACTAATTGTTCAACCTGGTGGTGGGTATCAACCCATTTCCACCACTTTTAATAATATTCCTATTCTTGGTGATGGAACTGGTGGTAAAGCAAGTGTAAGTGTTGATTCACAAGGTAAAGTATCTAATATTTCCATTACGAATGGAGGAACTGGATATACAAGAGGTACTATTCAGTTTTATCCAGGCGCTCCTGGATCTGAAATTGGTGGGCCAATCTCTGGTTTGTCTGCGATAGGTGTTGGAACAACATCTATCGCTCAGTTTGACGTTGTAATTCCACCCCCAGGTGGGCATGGATTTGATGTTTATAAAGAACTTGGTGCATTTAGAGTTCTTCTTTATTCTCGTTATGAAAACGACCCAACTAATCCAGATTTTATCACTGGAAATGATTTTGCAAGAGTTGGTGTAATTCACAATCCACAAACTCAATCAGGAAGTTTGTTAACACAGTCTAAAGCCAGTGCTTTGGTTGCCTTAAAACTTAAATCATTTACTGGAGGGGACATTTCTAACACAACATATACTGTCGATACTCCTGTATATCAACAGATTGGTGTTGGCTCTACTGCTGTTGGGTATGTTGCAAATTGGGATTCATCAACTGGTGTTCTTAAACTTTATAATCCAGTTGGTCTTGGTTCTACAACCTATGGATTTAGACTTGTAGATTTTGCATCACAGATTGGTGCAGGTGGAACATATATTATTAATGGTCAAACTGCAGGAGATGCTCTTGGTATCGAGACTAGTTTCGGTAGTTCTGCAAGTCCAGGCACAGCAACTACCGTTGGTAGTGCATTTGTTCCATTGGGTCAAAGTTTTGTTGAGGGTATTGCTCAACCAGAAGTTAAAAAATATTCTGGTGAGATCTTATACATAGATAACAGGGCAGCGATTCAACGCAGTGCCACTCAGAAAGAAGACATTAAAATCGTACTAGAGTTCTAAGAAAATGCCCCAAGAGACTAACCTTAATGTTTCTCCATATTTTGATGATTTCAATGAGGATAAGAACTTCAATAGGGTACTGTTCAAACCTGCTACTCCAGTACAGGCAAGAGAGTTAACTCAGATTCAGACAATTCTCCAGAATCAAATTGAAAGGTTTGGTCAGCACTTCTTTAAAGAAGGTGCAATGGTCATTCCCGGCCAAATTGCATATGACCCACTGTACTATGCAGTACAGATCAATGAAAGTTTCTTGGGCATTCCAGTCTCTACATATCTTCCACAACTTGTTGGAAAGGTCATCAGAGGATCAAACTCTGGTGTTGAAGCAACAGTAGTCAACTATATTCTTAATACCGATTCTGATAAAGGAAATAATACACTTTATATTAAATATTCTAAGTCAGGAAATGACTTTGCAACGGAAACGTTTGAAGATGGTGAAAATCTAATTGCGTTTAGTGATATTGAATATGGTGTTTCTCGTATTGTAGCTAACAATCCATTTGCGACTTGTATTGCAAGTGGTGCAACTTCCACTGGATGTGCAGCCGCAATCCAGGAGGGTGTTTATTTTATTCGTGGATTTTTTGTAAAGGTACTCTCACAGACAGTGATCCTCGATCAATATGATGCAACTCCAAATTATAGAGTTGGTCTATTCATTGATGAGAATGTTGTAACTGCCTATGATGATGCAAGTCTTTTTGACAATGCAGCTGGATTTTCTAATGCTTCCGCCCCTGGTGCAGATAGATTCCAAATTAAAACAACCCTGATTAAAAAGGGATTGGATGAATTCAATGATGCAAATTTCGTTGAATTGATGAGACTTGAGAATGGACAATTACAAAAGTTTGTTGAAAAAACCGATTACAACCTCATCCGTGATGAATTAGCAAGAAGAACATATGATGAGAGTGGAGATTATTATGTAAAACCATTCCAAGTTGAGGTGGTTGAATCACTGAACAATAGACTTGGCAATGGTGGTATATATCTTCCAAATCAAAAGACATCCCAAGGTGGTACACCTAGTCAAGATTTGATGCTTTATAAGGTATCTCCTGGTAAAGCATATGTAAAAGGTTTTGATATTGAAAAAGTAAATACAACTTACATTGATGTAGAAAAACCAAGAGATACAAAAACAGTATCGTCTGAATCATTTGTTTTTAATGGTGTTAATTATATTAAGACGAACAATGTATATGGATCTCCTGTAGTTGGATTTGGTACAACAGCAGTTGTAAGTCTCAGAAGTGAGAGAATTGGTACAACAGCTTCCAGTGCAGCTGGTATTGAAATCGGTAATGCCAAAGTATATGACTACAAATTAGAAGCATCTGCATATTCAAATGATGCTTCCAAGTATGAAGTGTATCTGTATGATGTGCAGACCTTCACCACTATCACAGTAAGTTCTAATATTACACAAACAACGCCTGCATTTATTGAAGGTGCTAGAAGTGGTGCAAGAGGATTTTTAAAATCAAATGTTTCTAATTCACAAACACTAACTTTAACTTCCACAAACGGACAGTTTATTATTGATGAACCAATTATCATTAACGGTATTGAAAATACGAGGGTTGTAACTTCTGTAAGGGAATATTCTTTTGATGATATTAAGTCAATTCACCAAACAGTAGGCATCAATACTTTTAATGCAGATTTGACTCTTCCCAATGGATATTATCTGGCTCCTCCAGGAACCAATTTCACCATTGGTACTGCTGGTATTGTAACTTGTACAGGAAACAGATTCTCTGTTGGTGTTAAGACAGGAGATATTGTCACATACAATAGAGATGGTTTCTCCGTTCCAACTTTCAATAAAGTTAATTCTATATCTGCAGATGGATCTACAATTACTCTGGTTTCTTTAGGTGCCAGTGTTTCTGGTGTTTGTGATGGTGGACTTACAACAAATCAAATTCAAACAAGTGATTTTCTGCTTCTCAAACCCAATCTTGTAAATGCAGATAAGTCTACTCTTGCAACTAGACTTCCTGTTCCTTATATTTCGAATGTAGACCTGTCTTCATCCGAAATTCAAATTAGAAAACAGTTTGTTCTCAACATATCTTCATCAAGAGGATCAGTAACTGAATCTGCAACAAATCAGTTCTTCCAACCATTTGATGAGGAAAGATATAACCTTGTATATTCCGATGGAACGGTAGAACCATTAACATCACAAAAAGTCACATTTAGTTCAGACTTCAAAGTCGTTACTTTGGTTGGATTAAGTAAGGCAACTGACACCAATGCAATCTTGATTGCAACTTTAAAGAAAATTAACGTAGCTGCACAAAACAAAACTCTTAATAGATGCACTAAGTTAGTAGTAAACAGATCCAAGTATGAGTATTCTGGTTCTACTGCAGATACGTTTAATGATGGACTGACATATAACACTGTATATGGAACTAGAGTACAAGACAGAGAAATTTGTCTTAATGTTCCTGATGGACTTCGTGTTCATGCAGTGTTTGAGTCCAGCACAACTGGAGCCCCAACTCTTCCAAATGTTACACTTGTAAACAGATCATCTGATCTTACCAATACCCTTCAAGGTGAACTCCTTATTGGTGGTACTAGTGGAGCTGCTGCAAGAGTTGTAACTTCTGCAGTATCTAATGTTGATTTTGTTTATAAAAATGAACTTAGATTTATAGTTGGAGAGACTGTAACATTCCAATCCTCTGGTATTTCTGGAGAAGTTTCTTCTGTTGTTGTTGGTGATAAGAACATTGTCACTAATTTCACTTTTGATAATGGTCAGAGAAATGAGTTTTATGACTATTGCAGAATTATTAGATCGGAAAGTAATCCAGAACCAAAGAAACAACTTGCAATTATTTTTGACAATTATACTGTTTCTGGAGATGGTGGCGATCTTGTCACAGTAAATTCATATCCAACCAGTGCATATCGACAGGATATGTCTAGTTTTAAAGGAGAGAATGTTTCACAATACATTGATATAAGACCTAGAGTTAAAGGTTATAACCTTTCGGTGGATACCGATTCTCCTTTTGAGTATGATTTTAGAGACTTTAGCTCATCATCAAGTTTCGTTCCAAACATTCTTGTTGGTGATGAGAGTTTGACCATTGGTTATTCTCACTACATGGCTAGGATTGATAAAATCTTTATGTCCAAAGATGGATTCTTTGAACTTAAGAAAGGAGTTTCTGCTGTCAATCCAGTTGCTCCAGAAAGTCCTGCAGGTGCATTTACGGTTGCAACAATCTTTAATAGACCATACCTGAATAATGCAAAACAAGAAAGTACTGTAGTACTTAGCACACACAAAAGATATACAATGTTCGACATTTCTAGACTTGAGTCTAGACTTAAGAATGTTGAGTTCTACACGCAGTTGTCACTTTTAGAAACAGATACTGCTAACTTAAGTGTTAAAGATCCTGTAACTGGATTGGATAGGTTTAAATCTGGTTTCTTTGTAGATAATTTTAGAAGTCATGCTTCGCATAATATTTCACATCCAAACTTTAGATCATCAATTGATGCGGCTACTGGTCAACTTAGACCAATGCACTATACTCATGCTATAGATCTCCTTCTTGGATCCGAACAAGTTATTGGTATTGGAACAACATCAAATCCAAATGCAGATCTTACACAGGTATCTGATCTCCAGTCTAATAACCTGAGAAGAACTGGCGATGTAGTTACTTTGGATTACACCGAATCTGTTTTTGTCAAACAAAATTTTGCAACCAGAACAGAAAATGTAAACCCATTTGCTGTTATTAATTGGGTCGGTGTTGCACAACTCAATCCTTCAAGTGATGTTTGGTTTGATGAGCATCAACTTCAAGTTAATAATGTTGTCATAGAGGGTAGTTATCAACAGTTTATGGACGCTTATGCTGTTGATCCAAATACAGGATTTGCTCCAATTGATTGGGATGCATGGGAAACAGAATGGACTTCTGTCGATACAAGCACAACAGAAGTTGATAGACAAATTAAAGGCGCTAAAGTTGAGTATGGTGCGTGGGCTAAAGGATATACAGAAGGTGCAATGCAACTTCCTACGGAAAGTGCAGGTGCAGTCTCTAGAACTAGAGACGTTGAAATGATGTTCGCCGTTGAGGTTACTAATGAAGAAACCATAGTTGTTGATCAAGGTCTTACAAGATCTGGTGTTCAAATTCAAGTTAATGAAACTATTGATTCACAGTCTCTTGGAACTAAAGTAATAAGTCAGGAAGTTATTCCTTACATGAGATCCAGAAACATTGAATTTGTTTCTAACAGAATTAAACCTAGAACTCGTTTCTACGTCTTTTTCGATGATCAAGATGTAACAAAATATGTAACTCCAAAACTCCTTGAGATTTCTATGTCCCAAGGCGTATTCCAAGTTGGTGAAACTGTTGTTGGAACTATTTCAAATGCAGATCAATCTGGTGAATTACCAAAGATTACATTTAGAGTTGCACAACTAAATCACAAGTACGGTGCATATGATTCTCCAAGTATTGTTTATGATGTAAATCCATACTCAGATTCTGTTGGATTTGGATCCGTTTATTCTGCAACCAGTTCTGTACTGAATATCGACACTGCTTCACTTCAGGCCGAAGTTCTTGGCACATTTAATGGGTATGCAGCCAAAAACATGAGATTGATTGGTCAAACAAGTGGTGCAGAAGCTACAGTTTCTGATTTGAGACTTATCAGTGATGAAAAAGGATCCTTAATTGGTAGTTTCTTTATTGCGGACTCAACATTATCTCAAACAGCACCTCAATTTACAACTGGAACCAAGACCTTCAGACTTACAAGTAGTCCAGTTAATTCACTTAGTCCCGTAGATAATCCTTCCACCGCAGAAGTTTCCTTCTACGCTGAAGGTATTCTTACGACCACACAAGAAGATGTGGTTGGAGTTAGAAACGCTGATGTACAAAGAGAGACCGTATCAGATAGTACTGTAACTAGTGGAACGATTACCAGAACGGTTCAAACTACATCTTTCGAAGAACGAACGATTTCTCAAAACCAGTGGTATGATCCACTTGCAGAATCCTTCGAAGTCGTTGATGAAAACGGCGTATTTGTTTCGTCATGTGACATCTTCTTCCAGACAAAGGATAGTTCAATTCCAGTAACACTTCAGATCAGGACAATGCAAACTGGTCTGCCCACCAACACAATTTTACCATTTGGTGAAGTAATTTACGAACCATCCCAAATTAATGTTTCTGAAGATGGATCTGTAGCTACAAAGTTTGTTTTCCCATCACCCGTTTATTTGGAAGGAAAGAAAGAATACGCTTTGGTTCTTCTTTCTGCTTCCAATAATTACAGAGTTTATATTTCTAGAATGGGTGAGGAAGACATTAGTTCACTCAATCTTCCAGAAAGTGAAAGAATCATCGTTTCTCAACAACCCTATATGGGTTCACTGTTCAAGTCACAGAATGGTTCTACTTGGGATCCAAGTCAACTTGAAGACCTTAAGTTCACACTTAATAAGTGTAAGTTCGTTCCAGGTCCAGGAACTCTGAAACTGTACAACCCAGAACTGGGTGTTGGTAATGTTGAGTTTCCACAACTGAGACCAGATCCACTTGAATTCTTCTCACATGAAATCAAGGTTGGATTTGGAAGCACTGTTGCGACAAGAGACTTTAGCACTGGTTCTAGATTTACTCAGGTTGGCAATACTAGTGCAGAAGGTCATTTGGTCAAGTCTCTTGGTGCAATTAAGATTAATACTTCCGCAACTGAAGCCGGTGGAATTACAACAAACAGAGTTGGAACTGGTCTAACACCTTCAGCATCTAACTTTACATATACTGGTATTGCACTCACCAGTATTACTGGTAATGGATCTGGTGCCATTGCAAATATTCAAGTTGTCAGTGGTTCAATCGGTGTTGTAACAGTAACCAGTGGTGGTTTTGGATATTCGGTTGGTGATATTCTTGGTTGTGATCTTGGAGAAACTGGTTCAAATACAAGATTTAATGTTGGTATCATTTCAGCAACTAACAGTATTATTCTTGACAGAGTTCAAGGTGAATTTACCACTTCAAGTGAACTGATGACCATCAACGCAGTTGGTGTTGCATCAACTTTGCCAGGTTCTCAACCATCTACAATTACTAACACCGAAACATATAAGGATGGACTGCATATCAAGGTTAACCATAGAAACCATGGTATGCACGCCAGAAATAACAGAGTTACTATCTCTGGTGTAACTGGTGTAACCACATCAACTACGGTTTCTGCTCAGTATTCAAATACATCAACAACAGATCTTAGTGTTGGATCTGTTGCAGTATTCTCTAGTTTTGAAAACGTAGGAGTTTCTACTACCAATCCAGGTTATGTCAAAATTAATGATGAAATCATTTCCTACACTGGAACAAATGCAGCCGCAACTCCACAACGGCTGACTGGTATTACAAGAGGTATTGACAACACCGTTGCACAAACACACCTTGTTGGTGATGTTGTTAGAAAATATGAATCATCTGGTGTTTCTCTCAGAAGAATTAACACAACTCATTCTTTTGCCAACGTAAATAATTCGAATGAACTCACTCTTGATACTTATTTCATCAAACTTGATACAACTTCTTCTGGAATTGGTACGGCTAGAGACGGAACCAACAGTTTCAGAAAACTGAAAATCAGTGAAACAGAAATCTCTGGTGGTTCAAAAGTAAACGCCACACAAAACATTCAGTTTGAAGCCTTAACTCCTGTGGTGGAATTCTTGGCACCAAGAGATACTTCTCTTGGAGGAAGAATTAGAACTGTTTCGGGAACCAGTGCAAGTGGATCTGAGATTTCATTCCAAGATCAAGGATTTGAAGATGTGTCTATCAATGGCACTAACTATCTCAATAGTCCAAGAATTATTGCATCTAAGATTAATGAACAGAATCAGTTGACTTCATTGCCTGGTAATAAGTCTTTCACAATGGAATTGGTAATGGGTACACAGGACCAGAATGTTTCTCCTATGATTGATACGGATAGATTATCCGTTATTACTACCACAAACAGATTGGATCAAAGAATTACAAATTATCCCGATGATCCAAGGGTAAATGAAAGATATAATGATCCAAACTCAGCGGTCTATATTACAAAGACAGTCAATCTTGAAAATCCAGCAACGTTCTTACAAGTTCAGTTTGCAGCCGTTAGACCAGTATCCAGTGATATTAGAGTTCTCTACAGACTTATTAGATCGGATACTCTTTCACAAGAGTCTCTGTTTGAACTCTTCCCTGGTTATGACAATATGATTGATACTACTGGTGATGGATATGGAGATCAGGTAGTCGATCCAAAATTGAATAATGGTAAACCTGATAGATTTGTTTCTGCATCCAATGGTCCAGATAATTTCCTTGATTACCAGTTCAGTGCATCAAATCTCCCAGAGTTTGTTGGATTTGAAATTAAAGTCATTATGACTGGTACAAATCAAGCTTATGTGCCTAAGATTAGAGACTTTAGAGCAATCGCGTTTGCATAATGGAATATAGAAAAGTTGAAGGTCATTCTGATCTTGTGAGAGATTTGGGAAACGGGGCAGTTATTAATAATGATAAAATTGCCTATCAAAACTATATTTTGATGAAAAAACAAAAACTAAAGGAACAAGAGAGACTTGATAATCTTGAAAATGAGGTTGGTGAAATCAAGTCTCTTCTTCAAAAGTTGGTTGATAAACTCTAATTATAAATATACATAGACGAACTAAAATCTAAAGAATGTCCGTATATGTTGTAAATTTGGTGATTGATCAGGGTGTGGATTTTAGCCAAAACTTCAATTTGCAGAGCACGGTAACGGGCTCTGCTTTAGTCTTGACAGACTACACTGGGGCAGCTCAACTTCGCAAACATGCGGGTAGTAGTTCATTTTATAGTTTTACTGTTTCATTCCCAGATCGAGTTAATGGTCAAGTGAGAATTGCATTAACAGATACTATTACCAGGAGAATTAAACCTGGAAGGTATATCTATGATATTGTTTTAACTGATGCTAATGGTTTGAAAGAAAGAGTAGTTGAGGGTTCTGTCTTAGTGAGAGAAGGAGCGACCAAGGAGTAAAGAATGCCTGACATCACAGTTCGTGTTGGACAACAGAATGCCGTAAAAGTTACATCTACTTCCACTGGAGGTAGCTCTGGAACGTTAGCATCTTTAACCGACACGGATACTAGTGCAGCTGAAAATGGATCCGTCTTAGTTTATGACGCTAACACTAATCAGTGGGTAGCTACAAACACTCTAACACCAGGCAACACAAGAAATTTAGATGTTAATGGAGGAACCTTCTAATGGCCAGTAAGATTAGGATTTTTAGATCTACTGGTGCGACTGCTCCTGGTTCTCTGGAATATGGCGAACTTGCCGTTACTATTGAACAAGGCACCGCCGGTACTTCAGCTAATAAAGCTGGGCGACTTTTTATTGGTAACGCATCTGGTAATCCAGTTGAGATTGGTGGAGAATACACCTATAAACTCATGGATCACCCCCATGGGGAACTAACCAACTCCTCTGTTGCCATTGTTGATAGTGGTGGACAAATTAATGGATGGAGTGTTGCTGGCATCCTTACTGCTACCAGAACAGACATTACTGATTTAGTAACGACAAATTTAAATGTCACTGGAGTATCTACGTTTGAAGGTGGATTTTTCTTAAATGGTGATGTTACTGTTGGTAATAGTCACCTTGATACTCTCACTGTAAATTCAAGAACTGGATTTAACACAGATGTAACTCTCAACACAGCGTTGTTGGTTTCAGGCATCTCTACGTTCACGGGCATAGTGGATGTGAATGGTGGTGCCAACATTTCTGGTGGTTCTGGATTAATAATTAGTGCTGATGGCATTAATGTATCTGGGGCTTCGACATTTAGTAATAATGTTTTCTTTACAAACAATATTGATGTAGATGGCCAAGGAATCTTTGATGACATTCTAGTATCTGCAGCATCGACTTTCACTGGTGCTGTTGATATGAATGGTGGTCTTGACGTTTCTGGTGGAGAGACAGTTCTTTCATCAGCTACTATAAGCGACCTTACTGATAATCGTGTTGTTATTGTTGGTACTTCTGGCGCTTTAGAAGATAGTGGTAATTTAACATTTGATGGTACTACTCTAGCAGTAACTGGTAATCAAACTATCAGTGGAACCATTGACGTAGATGGACAAGGTATTTTTGATGATATTGTAGTATCTGCAGCGTCTACTTTTATCGGTCTTGTTGATATTGACAACAATGTAACCATTTCTGGGACGATTGATGTAGATGGTCAGGGCATCTTTGATGACATTGTAGTATCTGCTTCTTCCACATTCAGTGGTCCAATTGACGCTAACGCTGGACTGGATGTATCTGGTGGAGAAGCAGTACTTTCATCTGCAACAGTTAGTGATCTCACAAATAATCGTATTGTTGTTGTTGGTACTTCTGGTGCTCTTGAAGATGATGTAAATCTTACATATGATGGAACAGATCTTTCTACAAACTCCCTTAAAGTTGTAGACTTAACCAGTGGTAGAGTTCTTATTGCAGGAACGGGTGGTTCCGTCGAAGATGATGCAGATCTTACATTTAGTGGCAGAACATTAACAACTACAGATTTAAGTGTTACTAATGACGCTAGAGTTGGTGGTGCGTTAACAGTTTATGGCAACTTGACTGTTGAGGGAACTGAGACCATCATTAATGTAGAACGTTTAGATGTTCAAGATAAGACAGTTGGTGTTGCTTCCACATCCACTGCAAACAATACAACTGCTGATGGTGGTGGTTTCTTTGTTCACGGTGGTGGTGATGGTAATAAAGAAATTTTCTGGTACAACACTAGTGGTTCTTTTGAAGTAAATCAGTCTTGGTTACCACGCACGGATGATACTTATGATTTAGGATCGTCCACTAAACAGTGGAGAGATCTTTATATTAACGGAACAGCAGATGTTGATAGTTTAAATGTAAGTGGTGTAGGAACTATTGGTACTGCAAATATTGATGGTGGTAATATTGATGGCACTGTTATTGGTGCTGCATCTTCTGCAGCTGCTACATTTACAACTTTAAATGTAAATACAATTACTAGTGGGGGAACATCAACTTTAGCTACTGTTGATATTAATGCTGGTAATATTGATGGTACTACTATCGGTGCTGCATCTTCTGCTGTCGGTACATTTACAAATCTAAATTATACTACACTGACTGGTGGTAATATCGTTGCTACTGGTAGTCGCATCGATGCGGGTGATGTTACTTTCACAAATCTTAGAGTAACTGGTGTTTCTACTGTTGCATCATTGTTCCTTTCCACAGGAACAAACACTAACGGTGTTGCATACTTTGATGCATCTGGTCAAGTAACTTCAACCGCAACTCCAAGTGCAGGTATTCAAACTTCTAACTTTATTTTGACAACGAACGCTTCTGGCGTTCCTTCATGGACAGACACAATCGATGGTGGACAATTCTAATATTGATGCGAATGTTGTTATCGAACTCGCACTTAACAAAGTAATTGAATTACAGAAACAAGTAATCTTGGCGGAGGCTAAATTTATTGGTCTTCGTCAAGAATATGATAAATTAAAGATTGAATATGAGGTTTTGAAAAATAAAACCGAAGGGTGGAATGAATCCACTACTACCAGAAAAACTACCACTAAATAGTAAAAAGCTAGTATTATATTCATGGCGAAACCTAGCACTAGACAAGAACTTATTGACTATTGCCTAAGACAGTTGGGTGAGCCTGTTTTGGAAATCAATGTCGATGATGATCAAATCGATGATCTTGTCGATGATGCCATCCAATATTTTCAAGAGAGACATTTTGATGGTGTTGAGAAAATGTATCTCAAACATCAAATCTCTCAATCTGATATTGATGCAGCTAGAAGTAATGTTATTGCATCTACTGGTATTAAATCGGATACTTTTAATCCAGAAGCCTCTGGTATTTTAAATATTAATGCAAGTAATATTACTATTCCCAATCATGGTCTTGTAACTGGCACTCCAGTTTACTATACTTTTGGTTTGGGTTCTACATCAATCGGTATTGCAACAACATCTTTGGTAGGTGTTGGCACTACTAGTTTTCTTGGTATTTCTACGGACAGTGTGCAACTTAACGCAATCGTAGATAATCGAAATCAAATTAGATTAGCTAGAAATGCTGCAGATGCATCTGCAGGAGTTGCAATTACCTTTACAGGAAGTACTGGTATTGGATCAACTCATTTTCTTGCAACAAAAACGGAATTTACGGAAGCAAGAAATTATATTGAAATCCCAGATCATGTAATTGGTATTAATGGTATATTTAGATTTGATGATAATACCATCACTCAAAACATGTTCAGTATTTCTTACCAGATTTTCTTGAACGATGTTTACAACTTTAGTTCTATTGAGTTGTTGACATATTCAATGACTAAAGAATACTTGGAAACAATTCAATTTTTGGTAAGTCCAGATAAAAAGATTAGATATAATAAGAGAGGAAATAGGTTATATCTAGATCTTGATTGGCAAGGTGTTGCTGCAAATGAGTACATTGTTATCGATTGTTTCCGTGTCTTAGACCCATCGGAGAATGAAAAAATTTATAATGATAGTTTCTTAAAGAAATATCTTACAGCTTTAATCAAGAAACAGTGGGGAGCTAATATGAGTAAGTTCCAGGGGGTAAAACTTCCTGGTGGTGTTGAACTAAATGGTCGTCAAATCTATGAAGATGCACTTAGAGAACTGGCAGAAATTCAACAGAGAATGACATTTGATTATGAACTTCCCCCAATGGATATGATTGGATAATGGCTCTTAATCCTTTCTTTCAACAAGGTTCCGCATCGGAACAAAGATTAATTCAAGATCTCATCAACGAACAGTTGAGAATGTTTGGGGTTGAGATTTATTACATGCCCAGAGAATATTTGGGCACCAAAACTATCATAAAGGAAAACGTCTTAGCAAGATTTACAGATAATTTTATTATTGAGGCCTATGTTCAAAATTATGAGGGTTTTCAGGGTTCTGGGGACTTGATGACCAAGTTTGGCATCAGAACAACAGATGAATTAACACTTGTAATTTCTCAAGAAAGATTTGAGGATTTCATTACTGGATTTCAAATTGCCGATACTAATAGTGTGACTGGAGTTAAAAATTATGGATTACCTAGACCGAAAGAGGGTGATTTAATATACTTCCCACTATCCGATAGTTTATTCGAAATCAAATTTGTAGAACATGAAAACCCATTCTATCAACTTGGTAAGTTATTCATGTATGAACTCAAGTGTGAGTTATTTGAATATGAGGATGAAGTTATCGATACAACTATTGAAGAAATAGATGATAACGTTGAGGATTTGGGATATATCGCAACTCTTACTTTGGCGGGTATTGGTGTAACCGCAGTTGCATCTACAGGAATTTACACAGGTGCAGTCAACCAAATTATCCTTATTAATGATGGATATGGATATAGTAGTCCACCTACTGTTGCAATTTCAACTTCTCCTGATGGTGCAGTTGAAGCTAACGCAACAGCAGTCGCTATTACAACAAGTAACTCTGGTGCAGGATCTACTACCTATTCTATTAAACAAGTTTTGATTACCAATCCTGGTTATGGCTATACACAACCTCCAACAATCACTTTCAGTGGTGCTGGCGGGTCTGGGGCACAGGCTAGGGCTGGTATTGGATCGATGGGTGTTGTATACATTAGAGGTGATGCTGTTGGATTCTTGACTGGTGGTTCTCAATACACCACTGCACCAGTTGTCTCTATCTCAACTTCACCAGCTGGTCTCTCTACTGCAAATGCTACTGCTGTTGCTGTTGTAAGTGCTGCAGGAACCATTTCTGGACTTAGATTTAGTAATGCTGGATTTGGATACACCGTGGCACCAACAATTACAATCGCAGCTCCATCCGCTTCTGGTTCTGGTGTTGGTACTGGTAACTTTGTACTCAATGAAGTTATTACTGGAGAGAGTTCACTTTCTACTGCTCGTGTTAAGTCTTGGGATAGTAAAAATAGAATTCTCAAGATTTCCAATCTTTCTGGAAACTTTGCTCTTGGAGAAATTATCGTTGGTAGTGCAACGACAGTAAGTCACCCTGGTATTGGTACAACAGGAAGATATTCTGTTAAGGTTATTCAATATGACGATCTATATGATGATTATGCAGAAAATATTCCCATTGAGAACGCTGCTGATGGTGGTATTGTTGACTTCAGTGAGACAAATCCTTTTGGTAATTTCTAAATAGGTAAAAAACAATGTTAGGATCATATTTTTACCACGAAATTTTGAGAAAAACCGTAATTGGTTTTGGCACATTATTCAATGATATTGAAGTACGTCACTCTGATGATAATAATAGTGTTCAAAGTACAATGAAAGTGCCTTTGGCTTATGGGCCAATGCAAAAGTTTTTGGCTAAAATTGAACAACAACCATCATTAAAAGGAAGACCTGCGATCACTTTGCCACGTATGTCGTTTGAAATGACAGGCATTTCTTATGATTCATCCAGAAAGGCTTCTATAACACAGACCTTTAAAACTTGTGGAACTGGTGCATCATCAAACTTGAAAAAAGTTTATATGCCAGTTCCCTATAATATTTCTTTCCAACTTAGTATCGCAACAAAGTTAAATGATGATATGTTGCAGATTCTGGAACAAATTCTTCCATATTTTCAACCTGGTTTAAATATTACTATTAATCTCGTCTCTTCCATTGGTGAAAAAAGAGATGTTCCAATTATTCTTGAGAACATTAATATGACCGATGATTATGAGGGAAGTTTTGATAATCGTCGTGCGATGATTTCCACATTAACATTTACTGCAAAAACCTACCTCTTTGGTAAAATTGCCGATAATTCGGATGGTCTTATTAAGAGAGTTCAGGTTGATTATTTTGATGATTCTAATAGAGTTTCTGCAAAAAGAGTACAAAGATATGCTGCAACTCCAAGAGCAATTAAAGATTATAATGACGATAACACAACGGCTATTAACGCAGATTTTACTGCAGAACAAACTCAAATGTCAGTGAACGATGCATCAGGATTTAGCGTTGACGATTACATTGTTATTGATAGCGAGAATATGCAGATCCGTTCCATCAGCGGAAATAATGTCACCGTTTACAGAGGAGTTGATGGAACTACCGTATCTGATCATACTGCTGGATCTCTTATAGATATTATTAGTGGATCTAGAGATGCATCCTTACCACTTACAGGCGACGATGCTCTTATTGTGTCTGGCGATGATTTTGGATTTAATGAGTTGATATCTTTCTATCAGGATTATAAGACTTATTCCCCATCACAAGGAACTGATGTTTAATAGTGAGGAACAGAAATGGCGTTTGATGATATCGGGAAAGCACTTGACATTCTTAAAGATGATGGATGCAGTGAGATTGCCCCTATTAGCGGCGATGTTTCACTCCCAAAATCAAGAGAAGAAAAACCAGACCTAAGAAGAGATTACGAATACACAAGAGGTCAGTTGTATTCGTTGATCGAAAAAGGTCAGGAGGCCATTGATGGGATAATGGAAATTTCCCAAGAACAAGGATCTGCAAGGGCTTATGAAGTCACTGGTCAGTTGATCAAGAGTGTAGCGGACGCAACTGACAAGTTGTTGGATCTCCAAAAGAAGATGAGAGATATTGAAGATCCTAAGGAGAAAGGTCCAAGTAATGTGACAAACGCACTTTTTGTTGGATCAACAGCCGAACTCCAAAAGTTATTGAAGAAAGGAAAGTTGGATGATTAGAATGAATGGAAATTCCAGAGATACAAGTTCAAGAAGTTGAGGTTCCAGTTGTTCGTAGATTAGAACCACCTGTTGTCTTGATACCATCAATAAGAACTCTACAGAAACCTGTAGTTCAAGTTCCTACTGCTGAACTTCCTTATTATGAACCAATTGATGTTCCAACAACGGAACAATGGAAACAGATGGTTGAGGGTCAACGACAGAACGAAGAAAAGAAAGAAGAAACTGAGGAGAAGTCTAGACAACTTCCTCCTCCTACTACCCCTCAACTACCACCAGCAGTTCAAACCCCTAGCACTCAGGAGGTAGTTCCACCACCATCAACAACAAATTTAGGAGTGCCTGTAATTGAAGTACCCTTCATCGGAGAAGTCCCAGTTCCCCCTAAAGAACAAGTTATTCTTGCTGGGACTACTGCTACTGCTTCCGTTGCTGCGGCTATTGTTGGCAAGTCAATGGTGGAATGGATGGTAAAGAAAATGAAACCTATTATTCAACAGGTGTACGTTCAGGCAAAGAAACGGCTCCACCAAGACCTGACGCCTTATGAGTTACAGGTTGACTTCGCTGCCCAGTTGGATTTGAAGAAGAAGATCGTAAAGACTTTCCAGAAGGAATTGAAGATACAGAAGAAGGAACAGTACCTCCACTGGGAACAACAACAACGTCTGCACAAATCTTTGCATACGGAGACTGAGGATGAAAATGAATTCCTGCCTTCATGGCTTCCCCGCATTTCAAGAGGCGGACGAGTTCGAAATCGAGACGTGCCTTATCAGTCTCCGCCTTCTGTCGATTAGTCCATACTTCTGCTGATGACTTACAACGTTCCTGCAATCCCCCGTCTAAGGGGATTGAGATTGTGCCAGAAATACCAAAGTTTTTTGCCCAGTTATTCTTTTGACCAGTTCTCTCTGGAGGCGTTGTTGGATCATTATCAATATCAGCATAATCTTCAAAAGGAGTTTGACCACTATTAGTGGTTGTGAGAAATGGTGTTAGATTAAATGTTGGGCCTTGACAACTTACGCCACCACCGTAAGAATTGGTAACGTAGGGTCCTTGCAACACTTGCACTGCTTGATTGGTTACACTTCCTGTTGAAGTTGCCTGTGGATTGGCAACCGCAGTGATTGGAGTATCCCCTTCCGCATGTACAGGGGTCACAAAGGCACCTAGGACAAGGATGGATGCTATTGTGCGAAGACATTTTATTGGGTGAACACGGAGGTTGTATCTGTCACCGACATTATGGTAGTTGTGCGATTGACAGTTGTATCCATAATCATTCCTGGCCCAGAATAACTCTCCGAGAACTGGAATGCCGCACCATTTTCCATAATCGCATAGGGTGTTCCTACTTGTGGTGTTGAGGGAACATCGATATTTGTTCCTGTGACTGTGTAACTCCATCCTGTTTGATAATCAATTTGACGAATGGTTTCATTTATCGTTGTTGTTGACTCCGTATGGGAGGTCATCGTACCACTAGTAAAGTTGGGTGTGACTGGTACTGCCATCGCGGGAGTTATAAGTCCCGCAGATACGATCAAAACGGGAGTTATAAATTTCACTTAAATACGCTCAACTCAACGCTTCTTTGAGCAACTGCCTGAGTTCCAGCACCACCAGCAGTGACGGTAGGAACACCAGTAGCAGAAAGAGAACCAGCAAGGGAACCAGCAACACCACCAGAAGAAGTAGTTACACTTCCAAATGAAGGAAGAGAACTCACAACACCAGAGGTTACAGTTGTTCCATTGGAAACAGCATCACCAACGGTAAAGGATTCAGAAAAACTGAATGCCTGACCCGCAGTATTTACATCATAAGAACCCTGAATTTGGGTAGCTGCTGCAGTGGCACTTGCAGGAGCAGTAAGACCACCCAAAGTTGTAACATCAATATTACTTCCACTTACCGAATATGAAGAACCGATTCTGGTTGCAGCAGACGCAGCACCATCAACAGTTAGTTGCACCGAATCAACAATCTTATGGGTGATTTCCCCTGCAAAGACTGGTGTAGTTAAGAATAACGAAAAGGCTAAAATTAGTCTTTTCATTTTTATAGAGTATGGGACTGATGTATTTAGTTTTACCAAGTTCTAAATAATAAAAAGAGTTCTTGTCGGTAATGTCTTGGTCTGGTAAATACAAGAGATCAATTGATTGTGATAACCCCAAAGGTTTCTCACAAAGAGCTCATTGTCAGGCTCGAAATAAAAGAAGAGCTGGTGAAGAGACCAAATCAAAGTCTCCTTTTAATGAAGATGTGAAGGGTGTGAAGTTCGCAAAGTTCTCACATAAAACCAAACATTTAAAAGGTATTCAACATCAGTTGGATCCTAACGTTGATACAAAACAACTTGTTCATCATGCAACCATGCAATATGTGGATCTTGATGCAGATGGAGATGTGGATGTTTTTGATAAGAAAACACCAGATGAAAATCCACAGGCAAACTTTGATAAAGTTTCCAAACAGTTGATGAAAAAACAAAAAGGTGAATTGAAACACACCAGACGTGGAGTTGCCTTTGAAGGTAATCTTCATCAATGGTTTAAGGGTTCCAAATCAAAAGACGGAAAACCTGGTTGGGTTAACGTCGTTACTGGTGGAACATGTGCAAGTGATGAACCTGGTGAGGGTGTTCCTAAGTGCGTCTCTTCAGAGAAGAGAGCTAGTATGACAAAGGCAGAAAGACTTTCTGCTTCAAGAAGGAAGAAGAAGGCTGACAAGGGGCAACAACAGAAGAGTGGCGCCGCAAAACCCACTTACGTTTCAACTGACAAACCCAAGAAGAAAATGAACGAAGCAAAAGATCACGAATACTCAATGGCACGATCTGAGTTATCTACAATCATGAGTGCCGCAAGAAGACTTAAGTCTAAAATGGGTAAAGGTGAAGGTAATATTGAAGCTTGGGTTCAGTCAAAGATCACAAAAGCCGCAGACTATCTGGACAGTGCAGCGGACTATGTAGATAGTGGTGAGATGAATAAAGAGGGAGTTGCCTGTCCCGTTTGTGGGCATGATCCATGTCAATGTTTAGAAGGAAGTATTAACGAAGCTAAAGATAAGAAAGGTAGTGGTAGTGGATCAAAGGATGCCTGTTACAACAAGGTTAAGTCACGTTATGATGTTTGGCCTTCCGCATATGCATCAGGTGCTCTGGTGAAGTGTCGTAAGGTTGG